TAGGTCTTCGTACTCTATATTCGTAGAGTGTTTTTTGTAGTGGTCTATTTCTTTACTGCATATGGGACAGGAGCCATTGTATAGTACTTTCATGTGCGATTATATGGTTGCAATACTTTCTCGTATATGCTCTCTGCAAGGTATTTCATCATCATAGGTGCAACCATCAATCCTATTCTTGCAAGGCGTTCATTGAGTGTTCCTGTGAGAATATAGTCTTCTGGAAGAGTCATGATGCGCTTACTCTCTTTGGTGGTATACACTCTATCCTCTTCCGCATGAAGGTGAACCGCAAGACTTGTCTGCAATCCCTGTTCTGATAGAGTGTGCGATGCTTGATTCCAAGGAACTCTGCGAGACTGATAGAATGAAGTTTTCTTTTTCGGAACTGTTTTGCCCCACTTCTCTCTATGTGCAATTACTTTGTCATACCATGGCCCCACAACGTCATCGCCTACAGATACTACTTTGTCAGGGTTCTTTGGTAGCCTCTTTAGCCACTTGTACTTTGCACTCTTTTTCATTGCATTGCACAGCTCTATCGCTTCTACTGCGTTCTCGTTGTCAAGTCTTAGATCACCGATTGCAGTTTCCAGAGTAGGCTCTTCATTTGCACCCTCTGGAAATACGTGATCAAGAGTCATCCATGTCATGCCGATATCATCCATAACATCCTCTCGTATGGATACGATAAACACTCTCTGACGTTTTTGCGGAACACCGAAATGAATACCGTTCAGAACTTTGTATGTGGTATTGTATCCAAGTGCTTCAAAATCTTTCACCATTCGATCAAGGTGGCCCTTTGCATACTCCATTGTCAATCCCTTGACATTCTCGCATATGACTACCTTAGGCATCATTTCTTTTGTGATGCGTATCATTTCCCATGTCAAGTCTTCGATATTTTCCTGTTTCATACCGTATGCGACTTTGGTTTTCTTCCATCCTTTTTGTTTTGTACCGCTCATAGAGAATGGTGGGCATGGTGGACTTCCATCCAGTATATCCAATTCACCTACCTTGAGTCCTGTCATCTCCATGATCTGTTTACCAGTGACGCTCTTGATATCGCCGCATATGTGAGGAGTTTCTGGCCAGTTTGCAAGGTATGTATTCACTGCGACCTGTTGAAACTCATTTACAAATCGACAGTCTCCGCCCGCAAGTTTGTAACCAGCAGATGATCCACCGCCCCCTGCAAAAAACGAAATGTATGTAAATCTTTTGCGAGATGCACTTTTTTCTAGGTCATCTAGCGTATATCTTTTATATCGTGTCAACTAAAAAACTCCTCTAACGATCCTTGCTGTCCATAACTGTCATCAATCAACCAATTAATTTTATCTGTGATAAACCTTAGTGGCTCCACAAAACTCTTATCGAACTGTACATCATAGTCTATTTTGTCCATCAAGTCAAGTTCTTTCGGAAAAGAAGTCATAAAAGAAAACGCACTTGACTGATAAATGTTTGGTTGTTTCAGATTTATAAACTTCACCTTGTCTCCCTCTTGAATGGCAGGAAACTTGTGTCCTAACTTTTTCTTATCCAGAAGGTAATTATACAGTATGGCTCCCTTCACATGAATAGGAGCACCCTTTGCATACAGAGAATGTTCACCTCTAAATTTCTGCACACCGTTACAACTTCTAGGAAACGCAATATCTTCTGGTGGTAGTTTCATGAACTCTTCTCTAAACTCCTGTATAAAGGTATTTAGCATTTTCTCATCGCCGGTCATGATAATATTCATGGCCTCTTTGATCTTGTCTCGACATGGTGCAGGAGTCGAACTTTTGACTGCTTCGATGCCCATCATCTTGAGTTTGGGTTCATGATATCGCACACCTTCGATATCCCAGCAGTTAAGGATGTATCTTTTCTTTGCAGTCCAGATACCCTTATCCGCAATCACTTCACGTTTCATGACCATTTTCTGGTCATATGCGTTCATTTCCTTAGCAAGATGCGAGTAAGACTTATCAATAAATGGTTCCAACTTCTCACTTGCAACCTTGTCCAAGAAGTTGACGATCTTTTCAGTTGACGCTCCATCCTTAAACACTTTGTCAACAAGTTTCTCAAACGTGATGTATACCGAATCCGTATCCGAAGCCACAACATAATCTTCGTTCTCAGTATTAAGAAGTTTATTGAGATATATGTTAAGTGCCTTTTCAATCCATCGTATAGATAACTGACCGCTAGTTGTAATCGCTTCAGCGTTTCGCAAATCAAAATACCGAAACCAACTATTCCCAATAGCACCATACGCACTATTAAGGGATATCTTTTTGGCCATCTGAATGTTCTCATACCTTGAGATATCTTTGAGATACCTTTTGTCCTTAGTGTCCTCAAATTTCTGTTTAGATTCCAACAGAAGTTTTTTGTACTTAACCCTGTCATTGTAGATAGTCTCCATTAACTCTGGAAGAAACCCCCTTTTATCTTTACGAAAGAACGCACCGTTAGGAGCCATGCAATATTGCGTATCGTTAGTAATCTTACCCTCAAGAATCTTATCTACCATCTTCTCTGGTGCTTCTTCATCAGAGGGAATAAGTGTCTCAGGTGAAATATTGTACTGCATGATAAGGTGCGGATACAGACTGTTCAAATCAAAAGACATAACCCATTTGTGCATACCTACTTGTGGGTCTTTTACATATGCACCCTCAAACTGCTTGGCTTTGTCATGTGGCTTCTTTTGTGGAATGACGATGTTTTTTTCCTTGAGATAGTTGTATATCACAGTATCCCAATAACGGACAGTCCCAAGAACATCTGTATAGTTTACCTTTCCATCATAGGCCATCGTGAGACAAAGTTCAATCAACTTCATCTTATCCTCTAGCTTATCGACAATCTCAACGTCTTGTATGTTGTATTCGATAAACGATTGATAGTCTTTCTGATACCAATCTCTAAAAGTCTCGTAGGGATTACCAGCTTTCTTTTCACCTAACTCGACAAACGCAATGTGATCCAGACGATAGGACTCTTGTGCAGTATAGGTAAACTTCTGATATAGGTCAAAGTAGTCAAGTCCAGCCACACCCTGTATCGCATAAACCTGATGGTTTCTGCCCATCTTGTAAATATCTTTGGAATAAACTACACCCCAAGGTGACAGACGTTTTAATTCATCTTCACCAAACAGTTTTGTGATACGATTACAGAGATAGGGAATATCAAAGAACTCTGTGTTCCATCCTGTAATTACATCAGGCTGGTGTCTCTCCCAAAATACTAGAAACTCTTTGAGTAGGTGAACCTCACTCTCACAATGAATGTAGGTAACATCATCACGGTCATTCTGAAACTCATGAAGTCCAAACACCACAATCTTTTTGTTCTGGTGGTTCTTGACCGTGATTGATAACATTGGTTCTTCTGCTGTACGCACAGCAGGAAACCCATTTTCACATTCAACTTCTATATCAATCGTGACGATGAGTATTCTGTCTAAGTCCCAATCAATGTGGCCTTCATATGTGTCAGAGATATAGTTGTATGCGTATTGAGTGCTACCATACACCAACTCTGGCTGACTTCCATAGGACTCAACCCAATCTTTTGCCTCTTTCATTGTGTCAAAGTGTCTTGGTAAAACTGGTGTTCCTTCTAATGTCTTGTATCCAGTTTCTTGATTGACAGGAGAGAATAGAGTAGGCCGATATGAAACCTTGAAGTTCTGTCGTTCACCGTTAACAACAGCACGAACATGGAGATTGTTTCCACGTTGAAGAACATTTGTGTAAAAATTCATGTGTTGACTATAACACCTTTTAAGTTATTTGTCAAGAGATAAACTCTGATAAATCACCAGTTTCCTCTTTTGCAAATCTTCCAATCTTTCTTTCCGATTTGCCTGCAACACCCTTCGTTGCAAGTCGATTATCACAATATGCAACGCAAGTAAACCGTTGACCATTACCCTCAATCGGAGTCACGCCATGCACTTCGTTACTGTCTGCAATGATTACACTATTGTCTGGTGCGTCAATCGCAATTCCATACCTTGGAAAAGTTAGATATGCACCAGTATAGTCACCCTCTCTCATGCAGCTCATTGTGGTCAAGCCTGCATTAAGATCACCACTATCCACATGACAACTCATCTTTGCACTTTGTCCGACATGATATCGGTTTGCAGATAGAGTTGTAAATATGCCACCACCAATACGATATTTTGGTTCAATATGTGCGTCACAAAATGCTTTCTGTTTGTTGTATACGGCTAGATTGGCCTTTTTAAATGCATCTTCATTATATTTGGAAATATCCTGTAGAGTTTTCCACTCTTCGGGATGTTCCTTTGTCCACCCTGAAGCATCAATGCTCCCTGTGAATCTTCCACGTTTGTATCCGATCATTACTGAATGTATCTCATTAGAATAAGCAATCATACCCCATGATCCGTTTTTGTTTCTTACCTGATATGAGTTTGGGGATCGAAGCTTATAATCCACATCTTTGACAAGTCCCTTTGCGAGCATATCCTCTTCTAAAATAGGACCAGAGCAATTAGCCCTCATCACTGATGTATCCTCAATATTCATAAGAACTTTTCGTACAGAACTGTTTTCTGGATACGCATTTGTAATAACATACGCAAGGGGAACGTCTGAACCATCCAATGGCTTTACAGGTTTCATAATCCCAACATCTTCATCCGTTACCTTTATTACTTCTATATCGTCAATTTTATCTAAAAACTTTCCATTCCATTTTGTAAAAGTTTCTTTATATCCATAATCAATTGGTGTTGTTATTTTTTTCATCGTGGGGTAATATCCTTCATTTCCTCTTTTTCCTTAATAGATATATTATATCCTTTCACGCCCTCTTCCTCTGAAATAGTTGTTGATCCATCCTTTCCCTGACGCACATGAACAGTTGGAGCTCCACCCCCATATCCAGTGCCCATCATTAATGTTTGCACTCTTCTTGAGTCTAGAGCTTGTAGTATAAATTTTTCTAAGTCTACATGATTACCGATATACTCTTGCTCCTCTGTGGCCAGATACACTTGCGGAACAGTGGTGTGTCCGTATCGTCTGTGAAATTCATCAACTTGTTCCTGTGTTTCTAAAGAGCACTCTGCAAATGACATTCCTTGATTTAATATCAACTCCTTAGCATCATTGCACTCAGAGCAATCAGGCACTGTATAAATTATAAATTTAAATGACATTTTTTATTGTCTCCATTCTATCTTTCAAATATTTTTGCAGATCATCATATCCACCGATATGTTCATTATCGGGACCATATATTTGAGGAACAGTTTTGAAACCTGTTCTACCTTTAAAATCCTCTTTCTTTTCTTGCGTATCTAAATCCACTGCGATAAACTCTAGACCATGAGTATTCATGAGATTCTTGGCTGCGGAACAATATCCACAAAGAGGTGCAGTATAAATCGTGTACATAATATAAATCTCCTAATGCAATATTTTGTTACCCTGATGCAAATGTTGGCCTCTAGCCATTTGTTGCTCTCTTATGATTGGTATTGATTCTGATACTACATCCAGTAAACGATGCACATCGTCCTCACTCAATCGACTTAGATAAAGTTCCATTGTGGCTCGCATAAGAACCCCACCCATCATCATTGGGTCTTGATACTCTCCATATTTTTCTATCAACCATTCTGCAACCTCATTTGCAAAACGGTCAAAGTCTTCGTACTCTGCCATCAAGACTCTTCCAATCTATTCAGTATATCACCTTCAAGACACGCACCTCTTTTTGCACCATATTCTTGTACCACTGTGCTCAGAATAAAGTTGCAGGCCTCCATAGTTTTAATACCGTATATTTTCTCAACATCTATAACAGTGTGATAACCTGTAAACCATAATGCGATAAGTAAAGTTTTCATTTATTTCCACATTTTACCTTCAGTTTTAGTTTTGTCTACCACAATATCATTCATCGTTTTCTGATGTTCCGTAAGTAGATCACAGTTGTAAGACATTGTGCGCCGTATTTCATCTGTACCGTTAAAAGGATATACACCGTGTAGTAACGTGTATGGAAATATATAGAGACTTCCTACCTGAGCATCTTGACGCAACTGTGGAATTGATAATGGGTCTTGTTGTCCACCACTAAATTCTAACCAACCATTACAGGGAGTTTCCTCTCTTGAGTATTCAACACCATATGTGCTAGGACGTTTGAGAACCAAAACAGATGATAATCCAAGATATGATTGTGTGCTCTGATGATAATGAAAAGGATTATATTCTCCGGCCTTCATATCGTTGATCCATGCACCAGCAAGAGAACAGTGCCAGATAGGTTTTTGTATGATTTGTAAGTATTGTCTAAAACAGGTCAAAAAACAATTTTTCATTTCATCAGTTAAAATCTCTGTTACACGTAATTCATCTTTAATTTTACCAGCAAGATTTTGATTATGTTCTGGTAAATCTTTTGCACCTTCATACAAATCATTAATATCGTCAATGAAAGTTGTGGGCATTTCAAACTTTACGATAAAAGTGCCCAATCCAAATTTTGTTACATCAAGAGCATCCCCTGCTTTAAGATATTCTGTCATATTATAATCTCCTTACACTTTAAAATCACCAAGGAATTTTCCTAATGATGTTTGATCAAACACAGGTTCAGAAAAAGAATCCTCTGTCTGATTTGCATCTACTATGTCTTGTTGATCCATACTTACATCATACAATCTCATCTTGGCTCGATCTATGCCGATCACAAACCGTTTGTTCATTGTTGGATCATTGTATCTGTTCTTGAGTTGTTTGACTGCGATCTGGTTAAGTTCATCAAGTTCTTCATTAGAAATGAGTGCAAACATGAAGTCAGCAGTTGCAGGCAAGCCAAAACTTTCAGACGTATCTTCAAGACCAATATCTGTGGAAACGAAACCTGATCTAGTGGTTTGTGTTGCCGACATAATTGGTAGATTTGTCTCAACTGCCAATCCCCTAAGTTCTTCTGCAATCGACTTAATGTACATATAAGAGTTGACATTGGTTGCTCCCTTGAATCTACTACTCGCACAAATATTCAGATAATCAACAAATATGATATCTGGTTTGAAAGATTTCTTGATAGCCAGTTCCTTGATTAGACCTCTAAAATGTGCAGTGTTCGCAGATGCAGTTGGATACTCTTTTACAATGAGTTTGCCACTTGTACTCTTGATAATCTTTTCTATCTTACTGTCGAACATCTGTTTTGGTAGATCGTGCAAATCTTCCATAGAGATGTTCATGAGATTTGCATCTATTCTTTCCGCAATACGTTCTTCTGCCATTTCCAAAGTAATATATAGGACGTTTTTCCCCTGACTTAAACAGTTTGCAGCCACATGACACATAAACAGTGACTTACCAACACCAGTGCCTGCAAGTGCAATATTCAGTGTCTTAGGTGGTAATCCACCCTTGGTTATTCGATTGAAGAAATCCAGATCAAATGGAATCTTCTCCTCTACCGTGTGATAATACTCATATCGGGAGTCTGAATCCAACAAATAGTCGTGACCAACGTGATTATCAAAACCAACAGCCAGGGCATCAGTGAGAATGCTCGGTATAGCTCCTGCATCTCTATTTCGATCCTTTCCCTCAATAATTCCAATTCCTTCAACAATCGCATTATATACTGCCTTATCCTTACAAAATTTCTCAGTTGTGTCTACGAGCCAGTCAAAGTCAACATCCGTAGACTCTAATGTTTTTATGACCTCAACAACTTTTTTGTGTTCCGTTTCATTCAAATCCTTACGATTTGATACCTCTATCTCCAGAGATGTTTGAGTTGGGATTTTATTATACTTATCAACAAAGTTAGTGATTTCTTCAAATATTGTTCTCTCTGTCTTGTCAGAGAAATAGTCTTTCTTGATGAATGGTAGTACCTTACGTGCATACTGCTCATTCGTTACAAGTTGTGTGAGTGCTGTTCTTTCAATCGTTGTATTCAAGATTACCAGCCTCCAGTTGTTCATCTAGTATCTCTACCAAAATATCTCCTAGTGTGTTTTTAAATTCTACAGAGTTGTCAAGTTTCTCTTTGTCATGACCATTTTGATCAACTACATTGTAATCAAATGAGAGAGGCATAGTCCCATCTTCGTTCTCTTTCTCTGCCACGGACACTCTACCATATTGGTATATGACTCCCTCATACTCACCTTTTGTTATCATGATGGATGCCCACTGTTCTTGGCCACGTGAGACATACGTATAGTTCTCAGGCATAAACTTCTCCTATCATTGATTTACATTGTACATGGGTGAGAGAAATTAGTCAATACTCTTTTTTTCTGGTAGACAACATAGCTCCCTATTTTTGATATGTTGCTCAGCAATATCCTCTTTGGACTGGCCCTCATACTTTACTGCGAGATGTTCACGAATCATGATATCACCCAAATGCATTTGTGAGTCTGTTTGGTGATCATATACTAGAAACTTACCTAATATGCGACCAAACTTACCTGTACCATCTTTCTCTGTTTGTAGTGTTTGTGTGCTTCCCACAGGAAGATAATCCTTGACAAACTCTTTTGCAAGATTACCATAAACCTTTTCTACTTTATCTCTTGTTCTACTCTCTGGCGTGTCAATACCAAGAATACGAATACGTTCTTTACGCATCCATACTCCAAAACCTAAATCAATATCTACGTCCACCGTATCGCCATCAATTACTTTTAAAATCGTGCATTTATATGTGTGCATCATATACCCTCTCTTTTCATTTTTTCTTGCATTTCTTTTGCAGTATTAAAATCGACACAAATCAAATCTGAACGCACTATAGTTGGAAATGCTCTATGTAGTCCACCCTTTAATCTATCTCCATAGAGCTCAACGTATTCCACGCATCTATTTTCATTAGGAAATTTCAGTGCAGTATTGATTTTAAAATCTGGTGTAGTAGACCCTGCAAACATGACAACAGCAACCAGTAACCAGCCCATGTTTACTCCCTGTTCTCCCATACCGCATTTTCTCTCATAGGATTTTTAGGATCACGGCCCATCCAATTACCCCATTCTTCATAGTAATGCCTCATGCCCACTTCATCGTGGATCGTATCGTTTTCTTTTCTACCATGTAACACATGACGATGTTCTGTGCCTGGCCTCATAGCAGTTCCTTGTCCAGCAATACCAATTAAGTCCTCATGTAGATTGCGACCAAAAGGGCCCCATATTGTGTTATGGTGTTTAATCCGTTCTGCTCGTTCCTCTGGTGTATCCTTCTTTAGACCGAATCCTCTAAACTCAATTAACACCTTATTTGGTGCAAGAGGAGTCACTATATCTGTACGTAATGCGCTTCCTCTTAGATTAATATTCATGCCAGGAAATAGGTCTACCATGTACCACTGATTAGGTGGTAGTGTAGGAAAACTTAACGCACCCCTATCTGCACCATCAAACTTATCGTACTGGACTTCAAAACTTCCTACGTTTACATGGCCGTTTGGAAATCCTGTATTCTTACGTGCAAAATAATCCTCGTTAAATCCTGTTACCCGATTAAAATAATGCATGAAGTCATGATAAAACTCACTGTTCGTATCATGCCATAGTTTATAGTTACTTCCTATGATACCCTTGTGGTAATGAAATACTTCAAGTGGCTCAGTATCCAGTGCAGATTGAATACAATCAAATGCACCAGACCATACCACCATACTTAACTTCACAATGAAGTTCTGAACAGTCAATCAACCATGTCGTATCATCTAGATTTCCAGCAACTGACAAATTGTAGGGATTCTCATATGCTCGAACACCTTCTTTTAGGTTGACCATCACAATATTCTGTTCTGCAATCGCAGCGGTTCGATAATCGTTTATATCTGGTATCTCTGATTCGTGACAGATAGGTATCCAAACTTTTTTGAAAATCTTCTCCATCTCTTCATAGTAGATATCCCAATCACTGTATATGCGTGAGTCTACGTAGTCGATATGTGGTTTGGCCAACCATTGAGTGTGTTTTCTTGCGGGCATCTACTTCTCTCCTTGCCAGAGTAATTTGTATCCTAACTCTTTAGTATCATCACAATACTTCATTAGGTTTGAAAATGCTTGTTTGAACGGTTTGTCTCTATGACTTCTCTCATGACTTTCAAATGATTTCCAGTATGTGACGATTGCAATGTGATTACCTTCATCACCCCAACCACCAACACTACCTTCCTCTGAAATGAATCCTGCATAGTGAAAGACTTGGCCAGCAATGAAGTCTGGATAAGTTTCTTTTACAAGAGAACACATTTCTGCAATGGCCATCTCTACTTCATCAAATTCTACACCATACTTGAGTCTTGCAACATTGTATAACATAACAGATTCGTATGGTATGGTAATTGGCCCAAACATCAATCATTCTCCCTGCAATATGGATTATTTAGGAAATTCCATGAATAAGTCTCACAGTTCATTTCTACTAACATATCTATCCATTCCGCTCTTGTAAGACATGGGGGCCAACCTAACCACAATCTAGACCACTGACAATCTCGTTGAAGTGCAATTGAAGCTGCTGTCTCATTCATGGTTTTCCCATGATTATTAAGGGTTGCGATATCTCCAATGGTGGTTGCAGCTGAGAGTTGCCAAGGAATACCTAGAAATGCACAACCATTAACGCTCAGGGTTATTGTTAACACAATTATAAAGGTTCGGAGTAGATTGGTGTTGGTCATGGTCTTTATTCACACGTTTATTTAATTTATCATAATTTTTGACAACATATTCTCGACACAACTCCTCTGTCTCAAATTTAGGTTTTGTGATGACATCGGCAGAGACATTTGGATTGACAGTTAGTAGAACAATTATGAACCACTTCATACATCATATCCCGAAACTCTCTCCACAACCGCACATACTGGTTGATTGGGGATTTTTCAATGTAAGAAAACTTCCACCCATCTCAGTAATATAATCAACACTACTTCCTATAACATACATCTCAGCCAGAGGATCAAGAACTAATACATCCTCAATGGGCTCTGACCACTTAACATGAGAAAGATTCTCATCACTGGTCAAGCCCCACACGTATTGAAAACCAGCACAACCACCACCTTTTACCGCAAGTGTGACATATGCACCTGGCGAGTGAAAGTCGATCATAGTTTTCATATACTCTATGGCCTTGTCTGTTACAGTAACCATAGAACTATTTAGTTGAGTCGATTTGCAACTCTCAACAAATATGCAAGAACTTCATCCCAATAGTTTTTACCCCATTCAGACTTAACATTAGCCCTTGCAATCTTCGCATTGCCAATCAGGCGATCCAATTCCTTGTAGATCACGCTCATTTTCAAGTTCCTTCATCTGTGTAACAATATTCATGAAAATAGAGAAGAACCTCTCCATCTTGTCTGTTTCTGCAACTGCTGGAACACAAAGAGTCTTTGCACCCTTATCTTGTTCCATGATAGCAACTCTTGCTTCTAGACACTCACTCATAGATGGCATCTCTACCTCATATGAACCCATTCCACCACCAAGGGCAGAAACGATTAACAACGCTTTCATCATGACAAAAGTTCCTCGTTTGTTGTTTCCAATATGACACTACCCTTAAAGTAGTTGTCAAAAGTCATGACCAGATTCTTGTAATCACTAGATTTCATTTCTTCGACAATCGGAGCAATTTCTTCTTCGGTCATTCGTGAGTCTCGCATGATTCGTACTGCAAGACCAATCAGATTAAACGCATTACCATCCGGCCCATCCAGATTGACAATAGTTTCAAACTTCTCTACTCGTTTCCGAATCATTTTACAAGCTCCCATCCAGCCATCATGCACTCATATTTCTTAGCACCAATCAATACAAAGTCACCAACACTAGTAGACCGGCAGGACTTTTCAGGCCCCATGTATTCGATACCTTCCTTACTTGTGAACCATGCTTCGTTGATGGTGTTTGTCTTCATGAAAGCGTGTTCCAATTTCTCTGTATCAGTCCACGATTTCTCAACCTCGACAAATGCAACCAAACGAGACTTCTCTTCAAAAGCTGCATGGACAACCGAAACCGTTTCTTTGGGATTTTTAACATCATCCAAAGTGTCCAACAGGGCATCTAATTTTTTGTTCATTTTAGCCTCCATACGCTCCTAAGAACCAAATCATCATACCTAGACCAACCAGACCTAGACCGAAAAAACTGACTACGGTAATGCACCGAATTATGTCAAAAACGTATTTCATAACAGAGCCACATATTCAAATGAGTCACCAACAAACTCTTTAAACAAATCAAGAGCTTTATTATAAGAAGAGTCGAACACTTTACTTTCTGAATGGTATTTGTTCTTGTAAACCTCAATCTCGTATTTGGATTTTCCACAACTCCAGAGATATATGGGTGTTATACCATCCAAAGGACTGTAACCTTTTGCAATCAAATTATTATTAGCCCACATAGTACGCCTCCTCAGTCCAATATCCAATAGGTGAACCATTCACACTCTTGGTGTTTATGTCACTTGTCATCAGTTTCTTGACAGCACCATCCTCATGAAACAGAACATCAATGGCATATGCACCATTCAACTTGGTATCATAATCGACACTGATGATTTCACCTTCTTCAATAGGAAACATCGCACCATAATTTGCGATAATTGTGTCACCTTTTTTCATTATTCTACAACCTCACCTTTCCAGTTGCAAGACAACCCTTTCTCACCGAATTCTACAACTTCACCACCAGCATCCTCAACAACCTTCATTGCAGCTTTCTTAGAAGTGTAACCAGTGTAGTTCATTGCGATGTTAGTCGCAACCTCAATGATGTACCAACACTTTTTGGAGTGACCCCAAGTGTTTTTGATAATCTTGACTTTCATAATCTTTTCTCTCTCTCTCTTGACTATACTCATAGTATACGACATCCAAGAAGGTTTGTCAACCTTTTTCTTCCATTATTTCGTATAATTCTGCAAGTTTTCCTTCCAGAGCATACGCCTGAGTTTCCCAAGGCTGACGGTCATAGGAAGTCTTATTGTAGTTCCGATACTTACCGTCCTTACACTTCCACAACTGTTTGTATCCACCCCGAAACTTATCCTTCAAACGACCAGTGGCCATCTGCCAGACATGAACCATTTCATGGGCAACAGTCTCAATCAGTTTATCTCGACCCTCAATCCGACTCAAACGATGGTCAATCTGGATAATCATATCCTTGTCATCATCACCCATATGAGTAAATCCCATTGCACCATCTTCTAGGGTTTTGGTAAACTCTAAGTCGATGCACAATGTACGCATACGAGGCATGAGGATATCCATGCAGAACCAGATAACATCTTCTGCAAGTTCCCGATCTTTTTTCAGACCACCAGTGGCTTCAACGTGGATCATACGAATCTCTCTCTCTGATTATATTTAATCTTACCATACCAGAGAGAATCTGTCAACAGTTAATTTCGACAATCTCAAAGTTTTTATCAACACCCTGATCAATCCAACGGCCGTCATGGTGCATTTCATCACCAGCCTTGAACGTCTTGTTACGACTCCGTAACATCACCTTGTTTGTGTCAACGTGGACAACCAACCAAAGATCACCATGTTCACGAATACGATTTTTACCGTGACCAGATTTACCTTTGAGGCGTATCCATTTGCCTGCATCTGATTGATTAATAGTCATGACTTACGCAACACCTTAACGATAGTGAATTTTTCTTCTGGATGCATTTCAGACAGAACCATTTCATGTTCTGCTGCATTACCAAAATCTTCCTCAATGGCGACTGTCACACCATCCTTATTTCTGATCTCAAATATCATCATTTCTCTCTCCATCATCTATACTAATGCTATCACATCCAGATGGGTTTGTCAAGAAAAAAATGGCCTTAATCGTAAATTAATCTATTTGTGGTATAGTATGAGAGAATCGGATAAGGAGTCTGTATGCACTACAGAGTATGTATGCTATATGAATGGGTGTTCAATCTGGTGAATAGACGTTCTACTGTTAGATGGGTGAACGAACCACAAAAGGTAGATATTGAGGTCTAGAACCCTTTGGGGGCTTTGGTGATACCTCTATCTTTCATTTGTTGCATCACCCACTGTTTTGCGAGAGGACTCTTCACTTTCTTTTTGAGGAGTCCTTGAATCTGCTTGAACACTGGCGTCATAACATCTTCCTTTGAATCGTTGTTATCCACCACAATAAAATTCTGCCTGAAGTGTTGACTGAACTTACCTATGTTGGACTGTACCGTTTTCCAAGATTTGATTGCAATGCTCTCTGGAACAGACCTCTCTCTTGCTGCATTACGCTCCAAGGCCGTATCAAGAGAGGTGTTCACAAAAATCATGTGTGTGTCATAACCTAGTTGTCTTAGTTGAATAGATTGCTTTGCAATCTTATCGTAGTCCTTACCAGTTCCATCTATGATGAGTCCAATACGACCTTCGACATAGTTTGCCTGTCGCTTCTTTGTGAGCTCCTTCGCACGTTTGCGCTGAATGTCTCTTGGTTTTTCTTCCTCTGGTGGCATCTTCAAAGAAAGACCTGCATCCTTGAGTAACTTCTCAAATGCGTCATCTGAGTTTACAATTTTGAGTCCAGTTCCACCAGTGGTTTTCCTGACAACGTATGACTTACCGCTGCCAGGTCCACCAGCTAGAAAGAATGCTTTAAATATGTTGGGATCGTTAAGTCCCTCTTGCAAATCTTGGAAGGTCTTCATAATTTCTCCGTAATGTATCTTTTCTATACCCTGCTAACTCTATGATGTATTTATCATTATCTGAAAGTTTGTCTATAATTCTACGCTCCTGTCTCTGAAAGTTCATTTTTTTGATGCGATTTTTCATTTTCTCTGACATTGGTTTTTTCCTTTCTAAATTCAGATTCAATTTGTTGGGTATTTTTGTTTTGATACACTTCTCCTTTCTTATAGCTGTGGATAAAATGCCTCTTTACGAGATATGACATTTATTGATTTTTTTGGTTTAGGTTCTACTTGATTTTTAGGTCCATCTAATTTTTTTGGTAGAGAATCTTTTACCAAGGTCAAAATTGATTTATGTTTCTTCTCCCCAAAATCAAAACTATGTTTAATTCTTTTCACAAGAAAAGCTCCTTGATAAAACCTATCAACACCCTCTTGTTCTGGAACTTTGTATGCTGATGTAAGGGGAATATCTACTTTCACAATATCTCCAGCATTTACTGACGTATTACCGTGTACTATTATATTTAGTAAAAGTCCTTTGTTAAGTTGATTTAAATTAGACACTCTTTCTTGTAAAGAATTTTCTGGATCAGGTGCAGCATATGGTTCAGTATTATTTACAGTGGTGTTATTTACATCCTTTTCATCTTTTGAAACTGAAGTGAGAAATGTTCTAGAGGGGAAGTCGGAACCTCTTAAGCCCCCTTCCTCTATTGAAACGTCACTGAAAATAGGATGTTGCTCTTTACCATGATATTTTTCAATATGATCCTCTTTACCAAAATTATCAAAATAATTATAATCATATCTCGTAAAAGATTTAGTGTATATATTGTGAGATATAAGTTTAGAACCTAGAACACCAGTGCTATAACTAAATAGACTGTCATTGTTTTCAATAATCTCATATCCAAGTATCATTGCTAATTCTCTCTCAATAGAGATATATCCTTTTTTCCCTGATTTAGAACCGGCAAATAAATTTGATTGAGTGCCGGGTATAAATGTATCATACGTTTGCACTATAGGTTGAGCATATAAACTAGACAAACTTCTAAAATGATATGCCTTGAATGTTTCAAAAAACAAATAATTTGGTGAATAGTTTACGTTAAAGTTAGATGTTGCTTGTTTTGCAGCCATTTGAATAACATCAAACGGAAATATGTTGGGGGGAACCATTCTCTTTACGCCACGTGTGGGCTCTATAAAAACTTTCTTTTTGCAGTTCACGGTTTCAAACATTTGTTTTACAATATCTGAAAAAGAACCCACAAGTGATTTGTTTATTCTCGTTCTCTGGTTTTTTACAAGTTCAGATGAGGTAAAAGTTACTAGATATACTGACACATTGTTACCAATTTCAGTCCTATTTTCTATGGAGTTGATTAGAAATACGTTTTCTGTAAAATCAATTACATCATTCTCATCTGAAAGAGATGATGTTTGTAGTTTTAAACTTAGATACTCCTGACCAATAATAGGTCCAACACTTACAAACCCACCAGCATCGTGCATCAACATCTGACCACTTACGCTGTTTCTTTGAACATCCTCAAAAAGATTGATTTGTGATATATTTGTTTTGATATTAATGAGAGTGCCAGATGAAGTTAAAATTTCAGCACTGGCCAGGTTAAAATCCCCTGCTGCTCTAATTTCAGTCATTACAATACGCTTTCTTTTATTAGAGTCTCAAACTCTCCTACAAACTGATCAAGATATGCTGGATCAAGTAAACGAATCTTACGTAAAGTGTCCTGTCTCTCCTCTTCAAATTCACGATTAGTTATCTCTGTGGCATCAGAGTGATCAGTGTTATCTGCCCCTATATCTATTCTTATCGTAGTATCACCAGAGGTTTGTGTTATCTCATAATGATGTGTTGCATCTGGATTAGAGTACTTATCATTTAGAAAAGATAAAAACTGTCCTCCTGACATGGGCCACTGATGATATCTATCTGTGATATTATTAACGTATAAAATGACCCAATGCAAATCAGATTCACCATAAAGTTTGTGAGCAATCATCTCTGGTGTTTCACCCTCTAGAACGTCATATGTATCAAAAAGTAAGGTGTTAGTTTTCACTTTTGCTCGAAGGGCAACACGTTTTAGAAGATTAGTGACTATCTTCAAGTCACCATTTCCTACAGAATCATATAGTATGGTGGGGAAATTTCCGAAATACATTATTAGAAGCCCTCTTCAATGTGCTGACGACTCAACACTTCTAATTCTGAGAATTGTAATGTCATCTGAGTTTTTTGTGGTGGAAGTCCAAATTTACCTCTCTCAGTAAATGTGGCTGGATATGTGGTGTAACGATCACCGCCATATTTTACATCCATTGATTTAAGAAAACACGTTGAAATTTTGTTAAGAAAATCGTTTTGTGTATTTTTATAATAGTAGTCGATATCAAAAGTGGCAGGGATATTCATCTCCCTTCTTGTATTTGGGTCAGAGTATTCTGGCATCATGAATTTTTTGAAATAATAAACTATGTTTTCCACTGTTCTAGACTCATCTTGATTTTTTGGTATGAAGTTAAAAGTGAAACTAAAGTTTCTTCTACCCACTCCATCAAACATTAATTCCATACGTGGAGTAATCACTGTCCCTCTATTGATTTCAAAGAGAGCTTTAGCACCGCTAGCAAATGTATCTGCTGACGCTTGCACAAGCGCTTGGAGAGCTTCTCCACCTGCCTGTAATGCTTTATCATTAATCATACCTTGTAATTTAGACAAAACATCTGTGCCACCCATAAATCCTTGAATTACTTCATTTCCAAACATTGCTAAATTACCAATTTCTTCATCACCGTAATTTACATTGTAACTAACGTCTACACTTGGAGGCATATACAATGCAATGGTTTTTTGTTTTTGTCTGATTCCCAATTGACTCATTTGTATTGATCTATTGATTCTTCCTCCCGCACCACCACCAACAAAATTCTCCCTGTTTGCTCGGTTTATATCAGCTTGAACAATTCCTGAGTAATCATCTACCATAGTCGCTGCTTGCCGTGCAACTGCCTCTTCCTGTTGTTCACGAGATTGAAATTCATTAAGGCTATACTCAGCAATTAATTTTTCTTGTGCTTCTTGTGCCTTCTGTTTAGCAGTTTTTGGTGTTACTAGTTTTCCCTTACCATGAAGGTAGATATTGAACATTATATAATGTCCTTGTTGATTGTCCTCATCAACATTGAACGGATATGCTAGAATTTCAGTATTCTTACGACCTCGAGCTTGTGAGAACGCTTTTGGTGAAACGCTACCGTTTATACCTCTTCTCACTCCATCTGCAAAATCTTTTACCGCTCTATTAACAACACCAGCAGCAATACCAGTGGCAACTTGTGCTGCATTGAATTTTACATAGTTTGTAACACCCATCCTAAATATCCTTGTAAAACACTTTTAATTATTTATACATCATGGCATACAAAGGTAGATACACTCCCAAAAATCCTAAAAAGTATAAAGGAGATTATCACAACATAATCTATCGTTCTCTATGGGAGCGAAAGTTTATGGTGTATTGTGATAATAGCGACAATATACTTGAGTGGGGAAGTGAAGAGATCATTATACCTTATTTATCTCCTTGGGATGGTAAAATCCATCGTTATTTTCCAGATTTTTATATTAAGGTAAAACAATCGTCTGGTAACATAAAAAAGTTCATCATAGAGGTTAAACCTAAAAAACAAACTAGACCACCGAAACCTGTGACTAGAAAAACTAAAAAATGGTTAAACGAGATTAAAACCTATAGTATAAATGAAGCAAAGTGGAAACACGCAACCAAATGGTGTAAGACTAATGACATGGAATTCAAGATACTTACAGAGGAAGAATTAGGTATTCGTTATAAATAATATTATGGCACAAAGTAAATATATTCAGAGTGTTTTGGATGCAGCTGGAGGCAGACCAAAATCAACTCAATGGTACAGAGAAAAGATTAAAGAGTTTGGCACGCCTGGTGCTATGGATTTAATTCGTGATGGAAAAAGAAACACCCGGCCTTTTTACGGCAGATTGAATATGTTTATCTATGATCCTAAGTTTAAGAAAACACTACCATATTATGACACGTTTCCACTAGTGTTACCATTAGAAAAATACAGTGATGGATTTCTTGGAATCAATATGCACTATCTGCCTATACCATTAAGAATAGGATTACTTGACCGTTTAGTGGATTTTTCTAATGATAAAGATTTTGATGAAGGAACAAGATTGATAGTTGAATATCAAAAAGTAAAGAAAATAAGACTAGTAAAACCAACTATACACAAATATTTGGCTGGACAGGTGAGGTCACAGTTTCGTAGAATAGATGCAGATGAATTCACTATTGCAACTCTTTTGCCAGTGCAAAGATTCAAGAAAGCAAGTGCGAATGAGGTATGGAAAGACTCTAGGGGTATGATCTAATGGTAAAAATTCCTAATTTTATAGAAGGTACAGCTTTTGGTGTATTGAATGATCTAGTATCATTATTTCATGATAACAATGGGTACGCACAACCAAACAAATATGAGATAGTAATTATTCCCCCCACAAAAAGAGGTGGTGGAAATCAATCAAATATGTTTGGCGGAACAGAGAGATTGTCTGATTTAAGAAAAATTTCTCTAAAAGCACAGAGTGTCACTCTGCCTGGCAGAAGTTTAGCAACTGGAACAGATGATAATATATACGGGCCAAACAGAGAAATTGTAGAAGGTGTTACTTACGCTGATGATATTGACATTGAGTTTCAATCAACATCTGGATTATCGGAGAGAGTTTTTTTTGAGAACTGGCAACAACAAGCATTTGATCAAAATACATGGAACGTGCAGTACTATGATGACTACACTGGTTTTTTAGAAATTTACATTTTAGATCAACAGAACCAAAGGAGATACGGAGTCAAGTTGTGGGAAGTTTTTCCAAAAACTATAAATCCAACTGCATTAGCATATGACGCAAATGACCAATTGTTCATGACAGGAGTGAGCTTTAGTTTTAGATATTGGACAAGTTTAGATCAAAGTCAAAATCCAGGCATCAACATCTTCGATAAAGTTTTAACAACCGTTGTCAATAGTGCGGAGAGAAATCTAACTAGAAACATTCCCAGAGTATTGAATAAACTTGGACGTAATTTATAATAAAGGATGAAAAAATTATGGCATTACCAAAACTTAACAGTCCAACCTATGAGTTGGAACAGCCTTCTACAGGTGAAATGATAAAATACAGACCATTCTTAGTTAAAGAACAAAAACAACTGATGATGGCTCAAGAATCTGAAGACGAAAACAGTATCAAAAATGCAATGGCAGATGTTATTTCTCAATGCACATTTGAGAAAATTAATCCATTTGATATTCCTCTATTTGATGTTGAACTATTATTTTTAAGGATACGTGGTAAATCTGTAGGAGAGAGCGTAGATTTAAATTTATTGTGTCCAGACGATGAAGAAACAAAAGTTAAAAAAACTATCAAATTAGAGGACGTTGATGTAATCATGAAAGAGGGACACACCAATGAGATTGTAATTACAGACAAGATAAAAATGGTGATGAGATATCCTAGACTTGATGATATGTTAGGCGCAGATGAAGTAGATGATATATTTAAGATGGTTTACCGTTGCGTTCATGAAATTCATGATGGTAAAAAAGTTTATCATAAAGTGGATATGTCTGAAAAAGAATTAGTAGAATTTGTCGATAGTCTTTCATCTGATCAGTTTGATAAGGTAACAGATTTTTTTGACAGTATGCCGAAAGTTCAACACGTAGTAGAGGTGACAAATCCAAAAACAAAAAAGAAAGGTGAAGTGGTTATTGATGGAGTTGCAAGTTTTTTCTAATAGCCCTCTCTCATGACGATTTAACTAATTACTATAAAACAAATTTTGCGTTGATACAACATCATCACTGGAATTTAAGAGACATAGAAAACTTAATACCTTGGGAGAGGGACATATACGTAGGTTTATTAATTAATCTTTTGGAAGAAGAAAAAGAAGCAATGGAGAGAAATAAATAAAAGAAACTATCTGGGGGAGTACAATGGCTCAAAAGAAGTTAGAACCTGGCAGTCAATATAATAAGTATGATCTTGATGGTGATGGAATTGTGACAGATGAGGAATTGGCAATGGAAGAGAAAATGATAAGACTAGAAAACGAGGATGCAAAAGAAGATGCTCAACGTCACATGGCATGGTTTGCATTATGGGGTATGTTGTTATATCCAGCGTTAGTGGTGTTATCCTCTTGGTTTGGTATAGAAAAGGCATCAACTGTTTTGGGTGATATGGCCCCAACATACTTTGTATCGGTTGCAGCAATAGTTGCAGCATTCTTTGGTAAGGAAGCTTACGTTAGAAGCAAAGATTCAGAAGTAAATGTAAAGAAGTAGGGTAAGTTATGGCTGAAGCAACTTTAACAGATGTAACAAAAGGTTTACAACAGGTAACTCTAGCTATTCGTGAACAAACAATTGCAGATGGTAAACCTGATCCTTCCAAATTTCTAAAAGAAGAATTTATTTCTATTTTAAGTCAAAGAAGATTTTCAAAAAAATCTATAGAACAAGGTGACAGAGTAGAAAAAGCTGAAGTAAAACGAACCAAAAGAGAAGAAAAGTCAAATGCCAAAGATTTGAGATATTATGACCAACAATTTAAGCAACAGAAAAAGTCCAATTCATTTTTAGGTTTAATTGACAAAGACATCATAAGAGAAAAAATAGATAGTTTTAAACAAAGACTTGATATGTCAGAGTCCCTTGAAAAACTTGTTAGTTTTGCTCAGGGACACACTGATCTTCTTAAGCGACAAAATTTTCTTGAAAAAAGAAAAGAACTCAGACAAAAACTAACAGATGCTGCAAATTCTAAACTTGTTAAAAGTATTCAAACTGGATTTTCAAGATTAATGACGCCTATACGAGCCATGGGAAGAGGTATTAGAAATATAGCAGGATCACTCTTTGAAAAAGCAAAATCTATAGGTAAAAGCGGTCTTAGTTTTTTTGGTAAACTTTTACTTGGTGGTGCTTTACTTTTTTTAATTAATTTTATGAAAGGAAAAGACTTCAAAAAAATAGTGGAATATATTCGGAATGATATTTTACCATACGTTGCAGATTTTTATACGAATGTTCTGGTGCCACTTGGAAAAAATTTAAAAAAATTAGGTGGAGATATTGTAGAGGATTTTAAAAAGTTTTTAAAGGGAGATATTACTTTTGGTAATACTGTCCAACTTGGAAAAGATTTAGGAGACTCATTTCTAAAATTTGCAGCAAGAGTTCTTGGTTACGATTCAAAAGATTCAATGTTTGCAGCTCTAAGTGGTACGGTTGAGCGACTCAAAAAAGCAATGGCAAACATGATGATTGATGCTGTAAACAAAGTAATTGATCAAATAAACAACACTAAAGGACTTCCAGACTTTATGAAAATTGGTAAACTTGAGCGTATTGGTGGAACGCCAGGAGTCTCTGATACAGCGATGACAGATGCACAACGCCAATCACAAATGGAAGGTGGTGGTCTAGTATCTGGAATAAAAACAGAAGTAAATAGGAACAAAAGAAGATATGAAGAAATATTAGCAGAACTCCGAAAGAAAGCAGGAATTGACCCTGGCCTTTTCAGTCCAACAGATAATATTAAAGATATTGAGCTTCAAAACCAAGCCAAAGCCCAACTAAGAAAAGAGTTAGGGTTTAGGCCTGGCACTTTTGGTGGGATGATAGGATTTGCTAAAACAGAGAATGTTGTAGAAAAAGTAGGAAGTGCTTTGCTTACTTCACCAATCGGCGAATTGGCGATGAGAGAAATTGCAAAAAATGAAAGCAGAAAAATTATAAAACGTGTTGATGCTCTCAAAGAGGCAAAAGACCCAAGTTCAGCAGTAGGTAAATCTCAAATGTCTTTCAGAGAACTTCGTGAAATGACCATGTTGAGAAGAAAAATACAAACTAGCACTGGTGAAGAGTTAAAGAGGATGCAACAAAGAATACAAGAACTAGAAAAAAAGGCACAAGGAAATTCTATTGTTACCGCACCAATTCAAACTAATAATATTAAAGCGGATAAAACTACCAATGTTGGCGGTGGTTACGGATCACTTTATAACCCAAGCATGACATATGATCAATTATCAAAGGTACGAGGTTAACCGGCAGTTAATAAAAAACCCCTGTATTCCTACAGGGGTTTTCTTTGGTCATAGTATTTGATCTATCTAGTCATATTGACTTGTACAGAACCACACTTACCACTAAGGATATCATTAAGGTCTATCCAACCCTGACATTGTGAAGATTTTTCTTCAGAAAACCACTTCCTATTACCATTTCTATTTTGGCCAGGAAAGGTTTTACGTGTAAAATCATCTAACTCATTGCGTCTGATTTCCATACCACCATCTTCAAATGGTGTTTCTGTAACTTCTGTTACAGGTTGTGCTTTTGGTGCTGGTTGAATGTTTTCAATCGCAGAAACTAATTCGTTTACTTTTGAATCAGGGCCCACCGTTACACCAGAACCAATATATTTTTGTATAAGTTCAAGATCAGCACAGTTCATAGTTGGTGGATTAGTAAGTTTAACTGTTCCACGTTGAACATCATCACTACATCTAACTGAAATAGTGTTTGCGTTAGCAGTAGCACTAAAGAGTGCTACTGCCATTGCGGTCATAACAAAGTTTTTCATCAATCAACCTTCCTCTGCAAGTTTTTCAAAATATGACATGGTATCATCATCGTCATCTGATACTGATACTGTGGGAGCTGGTTCCTCTGGAGTATCAACGACAGATACGGTTTCTGGTGAGTCATCAAAAGACTTGGCAGTGGTCATTTCAGTGACATTACCAACTGTGGTTGTTCCAGATAGAACAACGTCAAGACGTTTCTTCAACTCATCATAGGACTTGAAGTTAGTGGGCTCAGTAAACTCTTTTAGAGAGTACTGCTTTCCCCAAAGTGCCTCAAGTTCTGCATCATCATCAGATAGTGCAGATGGCAAGTCAAACTCTGACTTGTCATAGTTCCAGTAACCATCAACCTTACGCAACTTCAACTTGAAGTTTGCACCTTCCCAAAAATCAAATGGATTGATAGGAGACTCATCCTCAAATGCAGGCTGCATGGTTTCCATAATCTTGTCAAAGATTTTCTTACCAAACCGATAGAGGAATACTTTTCCCTCATTCTCTGGATTAGCAGAGTCCTTGACAACGTAGATGTT